TATTGCAGACCTTCATAGAGCTTTTGTCTTTTCAAGTTGTTGACTTCTTGTAATTTCATTTCACTAATTCCTTGAGTAGAGCCAACAGTTCGGGTGTAATTGTTCCGCCAGAGGCCAAATATTTTTCTAAATCCTCAATAAATTTTTCTGGGTCATCAAGGGGACTGGCTTCTGGTGCTCCAGGTGCGGCCGGTGTTTCAGGTGCTGAACCATACTTGCTTTGATCAAGCATTTGAATAACGGTCCTAGCCCATGCAGTATACAAATTCAACGATTGCTGAGGCTTACGACCAGTGGCTGATTCGTCAGCGGCAAAATTTAACCACATTCCAAATTGACTTTGTACAGCCGTTTTAACAGCGGTAATAACTTTGTCCAATGCTGTTGTATCTATGCTTGGATTATGAATTGATAAAAATCGCTTGTACTCGCCACTGGTAATAATATCTGGTGGTCTTGCTGACAATCCTGCCAGCTGAGTTGCAGTCATTACAGCATATCGTTTTCTCACTCTTTCATTTAGATAATGAACAATAATTAGATTTTTAATATTGTCAATAAAATCTTGATTTTGCTTTAGTCCATTTGAAGGATCTAGTAAAATATCAAGAATCTGTGCTCCAACCTGTTCAAACTTTTGCTGATCTGCAGGCGCAATTTTAAATGATGCACTGGTAAGATCTTCACCGGTGGTGATGATTGTGGCTGCTGCCAATGCTAGACAAATGCCGTCTACTGCCTTTTCATACTTTAAATTTTCAATGGCAGTGGCTTCTGCTCCGCCAGCCACTTGTACAATTGCGTCAACAATGGCATTTACACCGCCACCAGCCACTTGAACTACTTCGCGTTTGTTGTTCTTGATCAGTTCAGCAATCTGGGCAGCACTCACAGGATCTGAGCTAGTTGTACCGGCTGCTGTGGCAGTACCTGTTTCCTTTGAAGAAACAGCTTCAGCAGATTTTAAGCCAAGCTTGATCATTGCTGTCAATGTTGTTCCTGTCATTGGTTCTTGGTCTCTTTGTATCTTGGCAAAGTTTTGCCCGGCTTCGCGGCGCAAAGCACCTACTAGACCAACTTCAATGGCATCAGATAGTTTTTTTAATGCGGCACCTTCGCCCTGGAGGCTTCTAATAAACCCAGTGATGCCATCACCGCCGGACATGCCTAATGCTTTACCTACTAGGTTATCAATAAAGCCTTCTTCTAACGGTGTGCGCTTTAAATCAGTTACTTTCACTGTTCGTTTTCCTTGATAGAACGGACGCCGCGTGTAAACTTGGCTGGATCACCATTTTTAATGGCCAGCTGTAGTCTACGAATCAATTCATCAGCTTGGTGCTGTGGGTAATTTTGGTGAATTACTTCCGTTAGGTTGATAATTCGCGCAATGGCCTGCACAGCCAGACTTTCCACAAGAAAATGCTTGTCTTGCTTGGGTACTAAGCCGGTAATTTCGTCTAAAATGCTGCGTGTTTGTTTTCTCATGATGATACTCTATTTATGCATAAATAAACTTATTAGGAGACTCAACTCATGCAACTTTCAACAGGTGCAAAAGAAATTCGTGCGCTAGCTGAGCGTTTAGCACAGATCAGCGAACTTGATACCAATACTGACACCGGTGAGCCTGGGCATGAAATCAATGCCAGTGAACTTGCTCGTTTAAAACTGGCACTAAAGCCACTAGTCAGCGACGAGCTACAGAGTCGCTTCATGCAAGTTTTGAATAAATTGTCAGCAGAACAGCCAATTACATTTGCCGAATCCAAGTTATTAACAGCCGCTTTTGCCAGCATGGCTGACATTATTGCCAGTGATAATTCGCTGATCCAGAGAATGCGTAGTGACATTCGTGATTTTAATGTATCAGCCGAAGAAGACAATGAAGCTGATATTGCAGCCGATGTAAAACCAGAGCTTGACGCTGCCAAAGAGCCCATGGTTTCCAAGTACGAGCCAAAGTAAATTAGATTTCTCTAGTTACAATTTTAGCCAATGCGGCTCGCTGAACGCTGGTAGCCACAGGTGCAGTTGCAGGACGCGATTCAGCATTGTCTGTACCTGAATTATTCATTGGCTTATCCCAAGCATGAGTTCCAGTGGGCTTCTCCCACTTAGCCGGCGCAGTTGACCCGGTGTTAACAGTTGTTCCTACATTTGACCGTTGTTTGATCCGTTCGTAGACATCTGATGCTTTGCTGACATTGGCATTGCTGTCGTCGGCAGCGTCAGAAATACGCAGGGTATCTGGATTAAAGCTCAAATCAATTTTTTGGCCAACCGCACTGGAACTACGAGTTTTCATGAACTGAATTTGAACCATGCAACGCTCTCTCATTGCTGGTGTACTGTAGATACCAAACACATTGTCTGCTGTTTGGATCTTACTCAAACCACCAGCAATCATCGAATGGTCAAATTCCACACTTTCAACTGCACTACGGTTCAACTGGCTAGCTGTTGCCAATAGTAGCTGTTCACTAACAACCAAGTTACGCAATTCTTCTGCTACCAACTTGTCCTTAACAAACATGTCGCTGACGCTGATCTTTTGACTGGCTGGCATCATTAGATCTAAGTAGTCGACCAGGATAGCATCAATTTTGACTTTGCGCTGAGTTTGAAATTCACGAACCCATGCCAAGATGTCGTTTGCTGTAATGCCGTTTGTCAATTGTACAATTTGTAAAATGCCGGCTTTCTTTCCTGCCATGCGTACTTTAAGATCCACATCCTCAAGTTTCTTGAATACTTCTCTAGTTGGAGTATCAGACAGCATGGCATCCATACGCATGGCGCACAGGCCTTCACTGAGCTCTAGGCTAAAGTAAACAGTATTCAGCCCTGTCATTGCCCAGTTTAGTCCAAGGTTCTGTAAGAACAAACTCTTACCTGCACCTGATGCTCCAGCAAAGATGTTGAGCTCTCCACGATTGAATCCACCATAAAGTTTATCATCCAAGGTCTTCCAACCAGTGCTCAACTGTCCATTATTGTCCTTAAGGGCAGTCAATCGCCCACTGGGATCTGCAAAGTAGTCTGTACCAAATGTTTTAGGCAGGCCTACTTGTACCGCATCTTTGATAAGCTTTTCCACTGAGCCGTATTGACTCTTGTCCAATAGGTCAGCACTTTGTAAGATTGCCTTTTCAAGCGCCTTGTGTCTAGCAAAGCCTTCAAACTCATCCAAAAACCAAGAGCTGTGTTCTTGTGCGCGATCACCAAGTTCAGTTAATTCAATATTTGTTGATGCTTTGATTTGTATGGCATCAGGAATGTTGCCATGTTCGTTGACATAGGTTTTGATAAACTCTGCGGCAGCTCTAAGTCTGCGATCAAAGTGTTCTGGTTCCAGCACATTCTGACAGCGAGCGGCCAGATCTCGGTTACTAATTAGAAATGACAAAAATAGTTGCTGTATGTCATGTCCGTAGTTCTTAGCTTCATCAGCCATTAATTTTTCCCCCACCGCAATAGCATTAGTGCGGCATTTTCTTTATCTTCAAAATTAAAAATCATGTAATTTTCAGTTAACTCTGTTGTGTAACATCCACCCGGCAGGCCAAATTCTTCTATGACCCAAGCACACGCTTGGTTCCACCATTCACTAGTATCCTGTCCTAGTTTCCAATCAATTTGAACCTTATACACACCACCGCCTTGCTAGTAATTTAATCTTCAAAGGGTTTGGCTCAATCGCCATAATTACGCTTTGTAGCGTGGCAGCTCTTCCAAACTGTTGTGCCGCGTCATTTGCATCCTTGATACCATCTGGCCATTCAGGAAAACTTACACTCCATCCCAGCTCTGCGGCTTGTAGTGCTAATGTCATGCCGGCGCGATCTCTATCTGGCAACACAACCGGTTCTTTGTCAATGTCCTCGATAATCTTGGCCTGTTCTGGGCTGATGGTATTGGTCATTATGGCCACGCCATCGAGTGTCAAGGCATCGTATTCGCCTTCAGTGACTATGGTATACTTACGCTGTTGGCTTTGATGATCAAGATTGAAAACAAAGCTTGGTGGGCGACTTGACAGCATCTTGGCTGTTTTTTTATCTGGGACTTCACCTATCCACCTGGCACTATATCCAACAATTTTTCCATCACTGGTGTAAGGCAATATAACACGGTTATCCATGCCTTGTAATGTGCTAGTACTAGTGTACCAGTCGCTTAGTTCAAGCACACCTCTCTTGTCAAGATACTCGGCGGCGGGTAGTGTTAATTCTGCGACTTCCCATGGCCATTTGATTTCAGGCCAGTCTGGCTTTTTAAAAGGCTCCTCAATGACATGTTCTTCTGGTGCAACCTGCTCCCAGAGTTGAATTTTTATTCTTTGTATTTCGCTTTCATCTATTCCAAACCCACGCATGAGCTTGATTAGCTTAATGCCTAGGCGTTGGCCCGGTCGCCAGCCTGTAGTAAAGCCGCAGTTAAAACAGTGGTATCCTACTTTGTCTACATCAAATCTCAGGCCGCCGCGGTGGCGAGTGTCAGGTCGTGATTGACCGTTCTGCACACAAACTGGACAGTTGGTATTCAGCCATCCTGACGATGAGGTTTTTAATGCAGGTAGGTGGGACCGTAATGTTGATTCAACTAGACTCATTATAGAGCTAGTTTACACTCTAATTAGGATTTTGTCAAGGGTTCCAGCGTTACTTGGGCTGTCAGCACGAACGGTTCTTA